CTTCTTGCCGGTTATCTATGCCGCTGACGATACCGACGACTGGACATCGCGGAAGACCTGGAAAAAAGCCAATCCGAACTATGGCGTTTCGATAAAAGAGGATTATCTTGCCGCCGAATGCGACAAGGCTCAGGTCACGCCGGCTTACGAGAATACGTTTAAACGGCTCCATTTGAATCTCTGGACCGAGCAGCAGACCCGCTGGCTACAAATGCGTGAATGGGACGCCTGCGCGCTACCAGCGGTCAATTACGACGAATTACGGGGCCGTACCTGCTACGCCGGCCTAGATTTGGCGTCGACTACGGATATCGCCGCGCTCGTTTTGCTCTTTCCGCCGCGTACCGACGAGGAAAAGTTTGCGGTGCTGCCGTTTTTCTTCATTCCCGAAGACGGACTCCACGACCGCGTGCGCAAGGATGGCGTTCCTTACGACGTTTGGGCGCGCACCGGTTTGATTAAGACTACGCCCGGTAATCTGATCGACTACCGCTGGATTATGCTCAAGCTCGGCCAATGCCGCATCGATTTTGACTTGCGCGTGCTCGCCTTTGACCGTTGGGGCTCGCAAAAGATCGTCAACGACCTATGCGATGAGGTCGGCTTTACCGTGGATCCCAAGGAAGCTACTGCTCGGCGTCAACCGCTGCTGATTCAGTTCGGCCAGGGTTTCGCCTCCATGTCGCCGCCAACTAAAGAGCTGCTGAATTTGATTCTCGGCCGGAAAATCACGCACGGCGGCAACCCGGTACTGCGCTGGATGGCTCAAAACATGATCGTGAAGCACGATCCAGCGGGCAATATCAAGCCGGATAAGAGCAAGTCCACGGAGAAGATCGATGGGATTGTTGCGCTGGCTATGAGTCTGGGAGTTTGCTTATCCGTGCCAGTAGCGGCGCCGAGCGTCTACGAAAGCCGGGGAGTATTGAGCATATAACCATGCACGATAGATATCTCGACCTTGAATCAGCCAATAACGACGTTCGTATGCTTACCGAGCGCGACAAAGCTTTACTCTATAAAGCGCTTTACTTAAACGACATGAGAATCGACAAGGCCGAGGCGGTTATCGCCAAGCCTAAACCAAAAGCTGAGTACTAGGATAAATGCTAACTATCGTCGGCTGGCTGTGGAAAGACCCCAACTGCGCAACGCAGTACACGCCAGAGCATGCGAACAAGTGGGCGCCGATGATTCATCGTCACTTGGAGATGCCGCACCGCTTCGTACTAATGACCGATTATCCCGACGCCGAATATCATCCGCTGATTCAACCGATTAAGCTCTGGGACGACTGGCGCGAACTACGCAACCCGAAATGGTCGGCGCGCAAGCCGCATTGTTATCTACGCATCAAGGCATTTAGCAAAGAAGTCCGCGATATTTTTGGTGACCGCTTCGTCAGCATCGACTTAGATTGCGTTGTGCAAGACCGGCTCGACCCGCTATTCGACCGCGAAGAAGATTTCGTTATTTTTCACCGTCCCAACTTCAACCCCAATCGTGAGCGCAATAAATATCAGGGCTCAATCTGGATGATGACGACCGGCTCGCGCGCGCATGTCTGGGAGAACTTCCGCGGCGCAGAGAGTGTCGAAGCGGCTAGCTGTTTCATGGGTACGGATCAAGCCTGGTTTCGCTACGCGCTGGGGCCGGAGGAGGCAGGTTGGACGAAAGATGATGGAGTCTTGGGCTGGCCAGACGTGTATTCCGACAACCGCTGGCTTGCCAAGCCGCCGCCCGGCGCGCGGATTTATTTTTTCTACGGCGAAATGAAGCCCGAAGATATGTGCAACGCGCGTGAACCTTGCTGTAAACATTGCCCGCCGCCGCTAAAGATATTTGCAAAGTTTAGGATCGACGGCAAGAGACTTGTGCGCGATAAACTCTCCTGCGAGAACTGCGGCAGGCCGCTGGAGCTGCTCAGGCCATGGAGTATTACGAACGACAAGATTGAGTGCGATAAAAGCGCCCGCAGTCACCTTTGGATCGAGGCAATGTATGGATAAACCTATGAACCACTATTACCTATCGATCAAAGGCTGGTTCAGCTTCAAGCAAGTCTACGAGGAAGCTGTCAGAGACGCGCCGGACCCCGCGCACTTCGTCGAAGTCGGCAGTTATAAGGGCCGCTCGGCGTCATTCATGGCTGTCGAGATCATCAATAGCGGGAAAAAAATCTGCTTTGATTGCGTCGATACCTGGCAAGGCAGCGAGGGCAACCAGAAGCTTGAACCCGAACACGTCGCCGACACGATGTATGATGTTTTTCTCAATAATACGAGCCCGGTCAAGGATAGTCTTATTCCGTTTCGCTGTTCGTCCGTCGATGGCGCCAAGCTCTATGCGGATAATTCGCTCGACTTCGTTTTTATCGATGCCGATCATAAATATCAGCACGTCGTTGACGATTTAAAAGCATGGTGGCCCAAAGTTAAGCCCGGCGGCGTGTTCGCCGGTGACGATTTTCATGGCGCGGGCGTCAAGAAGGCCGTCGAAGAAATGTTCGGCAACGGCGGCGTCGAGGATATCACTGGCACCGGCACCGGTCGGCAGTGGAGGGTTAGGAAGTGATCAAGCCGCACGATCCCCTGACCATCGTCGGCTGGTTCTGGCAAAGCGATAAATATCATGCTCGCTACGAGGTCGAAAACGTCAATATTTGGGCGCGCATGATCGACCGCAATCTCACATTGCCGCATCACTTCATGCTTTTTACCGATCAGCCCAATGGCAAATACGATTCTATGATTGATGTCCGCCCGTTATGGTCCGACTATCATCTGCTCGGCAATCCAGTATGGCGCGCCGAGTTCCCCCAGTGTTATGTCAGATTGAAGGCGTTTAGCCGGGAGTTCGCCGAGCTCGTCGGCAAACGTTACGCGTCGATCGATTTGGACTGCATTGTTACTGGCTCACTCGACCGCCTGCTTGGCCGCACCGATGATTTTCTTATCTATCGCCATCCCGTGCAGCAGACCTTCGACAAGGCGCAACCCTATAACGCGTCGATGTGGCTCATGGATACCGGTTGCCGTCCGGCGGTATGGGAAGATTTCCACGGCAGAAAGAGCCTGGCGCCGCTGCTCGGCGACCCCGATAAGGCACATTTCTTACAGACCGATCAAGGCTGGATCGCCTATAAATGCGGGCTCGAAGAGAAGGGATGGACTGCGGACGACGGCGTGATCATGTGGTCATGGATGCAGCACAAGGCCGTGGGCTTGCCCGATAATGCCAGGATCGTTTTTTTCAACGGCAAAGTGAAGCCGTGGAACTACCTATGGATAGCGAAAAATTATCTGTGATTGAAATGAGTCTGGAATCACTTCGCGCCGATGCACGCAAGCTACCCAGCCAGGGCGGCGCAGAGATCGGCGCGTGGCTGGAAAAGTATGCCAGCGAAGTGCCAAAGGGCTCGGCCATCGTTGAGCTCGGCTGCTGGCTTGGGGCAGGAACGGCGTTCTTGGCGATAGGCGCGAACCAGAGCGGGGCATCGATTCATGTCTTTGACAGATTCAGAGCCAGCGCCGAAGAAGTAGTAAAGGCCAGGAAGTTTGGCGTTGATTTGATTGAAGGACAAGATACTTTGCCGCTGGTGAAGAGCTACATGGCACCTTATCGCCGACACAATTTAGTCGATCCGATTAGGATTCATTTCAACCGGTGCAACCTTAAAGATCCGTCCTACCGCATGCATGATGCGATATGGCACGACGGCATCGGCCTCTACGTCGACGACGCCACTAAGGTTCAAGAGATTTGGCAGCGCGCCATTGATAAGTTCTTCCTGAGCTTTATTCCCGGCAAGACCATCCTTGTCTTGATGGATTATCATTTCGACGAAAAGGCTGGCGATAAATACGCCGCCCAGAAGCGATACATGATAGAGCACAGCGACGAATTCGAGATAATTGGTGACCGGCTTAATGGTACGACTACTGCGGTGTTTCGGTATTTGGGATGATGATCACAATAGTCCTCGCCTACTACCAAAACCCGACGATCTTCGCGCGCCAGCTCGAAGAGTGGGAGAGCTACGCGCCAGCCGTCAAGAAAGAATTCTGCGCCATAGTAGTTGACGATGGCAGTCCGACGGCACCATTGAAAGCACCTATTCGTGAAGTCGGCTTTCCGGTCACGCTCTTTCGGATCAAGCAAAACATTCCCTGGAATATCCCCGGCGCGCGTAATCTCGGCATGAAGATGGCCGCTGACGGTCCATGCCTGCTTACCGATATGGATCATGTCTTGCTTGCCGACGATGCCGAAAGGCTCGTCAACAAAAAGCTGTGCACGGAACACTATTACTGCATGGCGCGGCAATGGTCGGACGGCCGTGTTCTTAATCCGCATGGCAACAGTTACGTTTTGGAAAAGTCTTTGTATTGGAAGATCGGCGGCACCGATGAGGACTTTTCTGGCTGGTGGGGAGCCGGTGAAGGCGTGTTTAGGGGCAACTTGAAGTATGCCGCGCAGCGCGTTGATCTGCCCGACGTCTTTCTGACCCACTTCGGACGGAGTACAATTGCAGATGCATCGACTACGGAATGGGGCCGGCGCGATAGCAAGTATAACTATGCGAAAAATCCCGTTCTCGCCGCGAAGCGCGCGCCCTATGTGCCGGAGCGGCCGATTCGGTTTGAATGGGAGAGAGTGAGATAGAATGAACGCCACGGCCAGCAAAATCGTTTCGCTATTCAAAAAGCCGGGCAAGAAGCGCCGCCGCAATCTGCGCGTTGCCGAGCCGCAGGACAAGCCGCCGCGCCGCGTGTGGATCGAGGGCAAGGACGTGTTTCTCTTCGGCGGCCTGGCGCTGTCCGGCTACGGCGTGTGGCAGATCTATCCGCCATCGGCTTACGTGTTGGTCGGCGGGACTTTCTTAGCAATTGGCGTTCTAATCTATATGGGAGATTCAAAATGAAGTGTCTTGAACCGGCATTTAGGCAATTTAGATCGACCGAGCAGCAACTATCCCTGCGCGATCCCGCGCTAAAGGATTTATTCGGCGGCGGTTCGATGACGGCCAGCGGCCAGCACATCACCGAGGCCAACGCGATCAAGATCAGCGCGGTTTACGCCTGCGTGCGGCTCATCGCTGAAAAACTCGCCTCACTTCCGTTGACGACTTACCGCCGCATGGGGCCGGGCAAGGGAACGCAGGAAGCCGTCGACCATCCCGTTTACGATATTCTCAAAAACGCCGCTAATCCGTTCATGACATCGACTGAATTTCTCCGAACGCAGCAAGGCGTCACGTCTTTAGTGGGAAATTCCGTTGCCTACATCGAACGCAACGGCTCCGGCCACGTAGTAGCGCTCTGGCCATGGAAGAGCACGAGCTGGCGCATGGACATGATCGACGGGAAACTTTTCTATTACCACTACGACGAAAAAGGCGGCTTTGAAGTTTACCGCCAAGACGAGGTGCTGCATATTCGCGGGCTCGGCGGTGACGGCTACTGCGGTTATTCGATGATCACCACGCACCGCGAGCTCTTCGGCCTTTCCAATGCGTCGATTGAGTACCGCGCGCGGTTTTTCGCCAATGACGCGCGGCCGGGCGGTGTGCTGAAGCATCCGCTGACATTGAGCCCGCAGGCGCATAGCAATCTGCGCAAGACGATTACTGACCAAACCACCGGCAATAATAAGCGCAGCTTCATGATCCTTGAAGAGGGCATGGACTGGAAGGACGTGGGTATTCCGCCCAACGACGCGCAGTATATCGAGGGGCATATTGCGACCAAGGAAGATATTTGCGGCATCTTCGGCGTGCCGGCGCATAAAATCGGCGTGATGAAGTCGGGAACGGTCTCATACGCGTCCGTGGAGCAGTCCAATCGCGCATTTTGGGAAGATTGTATAAGACACATTGCCGACAATTGGGAGAAGCGCCTGCGCTATTCGCTCTTCACGCCGACCGAGCGGCAGAGTTATTTCGTCAAGTTCAATCCGACCGTCATGCTATGGGGTGACGCCAAGGAACAGGCGGAAAAGCTGCAAATCGAGCGGCGCAACGGCATTATCAACGCCGACGAATGGCGCGAGCTGCTCGACATGAACCCGCTGCCCAATGGTGAAGGGAAAACATACATTTGTGAGAGCAATATGACGCGGCTGGATCAAGTTGGCGAAACGGACCAGCCGGAAGCGCCTGCGCTGACTAACGGCGCGGCCAAGCCGGCGCAACTGACGAATGGAGCGGCACATTAAGTCAAGGAACGTATCTGACAAGCAGATACTTCAGCTACGCTCCGATGCAAGGCATCTCGCTTTCGCTCAAGGTAGGCACGAGGATCGTAAGAATACTTACGACCTCTTAGCTGCTTCTTATACCACAAGTACCGCGCCTAAAATCAAGGGGAAACGTGTGGTCAACAAAAGATTTCGCGTCAGCATGCGTCAGCATGCGACATTTTGGAGGGTAAACATGCGATGAAGATCAATTATCGTATTGACGAGCTTGCCAAGGAATGGAAAGTTTCTGACCGTACGGTAAGGCGGTATATCAAGAACGGAGATTTGCAAGGTTCGCGCCTTGGGCCGCGATTAATTCGAGTCTCAAACGATGAGAAGAGTCGTTTTGAAAAAAGAAAATCTGACACAAGTGAACGCTAAGTGACTTAACGGACGCTCTCCTTCCGTTTTACCATTTACTAAATAGTCACATAACAAGATAATCAGCCACGAATGATTTTGGCCGGGCGCTGATCACGTCCTCGGCTGAAGAAACGAATTAGGCCGATCCCGTTAACGGCGGGACCGGCCTTTTTTTATGGCTGAACAAAAAACCGAATACAGAGACTTCACCGTATCCGAACTCCGCGCCCGTAGCGGCTCCAAGCCTGGCATTACCGGCCATGCCGCCGTTTTCAATCAATTATCCGACGATTTAGGCGGCTATCGCGAGCAGATTCAGCCCGGCGCCTTCGCCGACACGATCAAAGGCGGCGACGTTCGTGCGCTGTGGAATCACGACCCTAACTTTATCCTTGCCCGCACTAAGTCCGGCACGCTGCGCCTTTCCGAAGACCGCGAAGGGCTGAAGATTGACGCCGATTTTCCCGATACTCAGTTTGCCCGCGATTTACTCGTTTCCATCGAGCGTGGCGACGTTGACCAGATGTCCTTCGGCTTCAGAGTATTACCTGAAGGCTCGAAATGGCACCTGGAAGACGGCGGTGTCGTTCGTACTGTGTCGGCGGTCGATCTTTTCGACGTATCCCCGGTCACCTTTGCGGCTTATCCGCAAACCGACGTCGGCGTGCGCGCCGAACTGCGTAGCGTCGCAGCGGCCAAGCTCAAGGAATTATCCGCCATCGTCACCGAGCCAAGCGCGGAGCAAAAAGCCGCGTTCGAAGCGCGCGCGAAAGAGCGCCGGGAGTTAATCGCACGGCTCACGCCCAAGCCTGACAAATGGTCACTCTCTGAAATTCTTAATCGATCCAGAATTTAAACAGTTATCAAGGAGAAAAAACATGGCATTTAACGTCACCGAAATGCGCCAACAGATGGGCGAGGCAGTGCAGGAACTGCGCAAGCGTCAAGACGCAGTTGACGCTGCCAATCGCGAGACCGAAGAAGAAACTCAGTGGTTTACCGACCAAAACGCGAGAATCACCGCCCTCGAGCAGCGCATCAAGCGCGAAGAAGACATCCAGGCGCGCGAGAAGGCGATGGCCGCCTCGCAGGCTGATCCTAACCAGCGCCAGGCAGATCTCAACGCCGGCAAGGGATGGACCGGCATCCACACGCCGCTCGCCGGCCACCGCATGCCAACTATGGCCCAGCTTGAAACCCATAGCAGCTATTTTTTACAGGCATGGCTGCGCCACGCCAGGGGTAAGCCGGTCGTCGAGCAAGAGCACCGCGACGCGGCGACATTTCTCGGCCAGGACTTCCGCGAAAAGGAAGTCTTTATGCCAATGATCAAAACCTATCGTCAGTTTCAGCGTGAGTGGCGCGACTTGAATGTCGCGACCAGCAACAAAGGTCTTGAGACCATCCCCGAGGGATTTGTCCGCTCGTTGGAGACTGCGATGTTGGAGTTCGGCGGCATGCGCGGAGTCTCCGAGGTCATCCGCACTGACAGCGAAGGGGATCTTCCGTTGCCCACCGTCAACGATACCGCCAATAAGGGCGTGATCTTGGACGAGGCCACCGACTTCGGTTCTAGCGTCGACCCGAGCTTTAGCCAAATGATCTTGAAAAAGTTCAAATACAGCTCCAAGCCTGTATTGATCAGCACCGAGCTATTGCAAGATAGCGCCTTCGACCTAGGCGCGCGTATCGGCGAGATGCTCGCTATCCGAATCGCCCGTATCCAAAACGATCATTTCAGCACAGGCGGCGGCACGACCTTACCCAAAGGCGTCCTGGTTGCCGGCACGGCCTTCGCCGCAGCGGACGACGTAACGATCAGCTCGGATGATGTTATCGGCCTGGTCCACAGCGTCGACCCGGCCTATCGCAACGGCGCCCGCTTCATGATGCACGACGCGATCCTCGCCAAGATCCGAATGCTCAAAGAATCGACGACCAACGCCTATATCTGGCAACCTGGGTTACAAGCCGGTGTTCCAGACAGGTTGCTAGGCTATCCCTACACGATCAATCAATCTTTTCCGTCGACCACGGTGGCTAGCGCCAAGGTCATGGCCTTCGGTGATTTCTCGAAGTACAAGATTCGCGATCAGGCAACCCTGCGCCTGGTCCGGCTCGACGAGCTCTATGCCGCTACCGATCAGGTTGCATTTATCTGTTACCTGCGCTCCGACGGCAACCTGCTCGACGCCGGTACGCATCCGATCAAGTATCTACAATTGCTGGGCAGTTGATCAAAATGTTTGTACGAGCAACGGCGCATGTCCGAAACGAGGACATGCGCCGCATTCTCAAAAAGCCGGAATGCGAACCGGGCGACGAGTTCGAATTAGAGGACGCGCTCGCCGAAGTTTATCTCAACAACGGCTGGGTCGTTCCCGCGCAAGCGCCAATGGGCAAGTTCAAGGGTGACGAGAAGCAGCCGGAATTCGCCGCCAGTACCGGTGCGCCAGAGCAGGCGCTATCGCCGCGCGGCCGTGGCGGCATGCGCACGAAGCCGTCCGAAACGGCCTGATCGGCTGATGACGTGGAGACGTTCGATTTAGGGCCATGTACCAAGAGCCGCAATCATCCCTCAGTCTCATCGCCGCACCGGTTGGTGAGCCGATCACGCTGAAGCAAGCCTACGATCATCTCATCGCGCCAGAGGTCGAAGACTCCGACCTGATCCAATCGCTCATCACTGCCGCCCGCACCTATTTCGAGGAGCGCGACGCGCGCCGTTTGTGCTCGCAAACCTGGCTACTGGAGCTGTCCGAGTTTCCCTGTGTCATTAAGCTGCCGTATTTTCCGGTCCAGGCGATCAGCTTTGTTAAATACGTCGACGGCGATGGCGACTTACAGACTCTGGATCCGTCCGCATACATCCATTACCAAGTCAACGAGATCTCCTATCTCGCACCGGTATACAACACGTACTGGCCTTCTAGCCGCTGCTTCCCGCGTAGCGTGCGCGT